GCATTACCATACGCGCCCCGTACTTGGCACAGGCTTGCTCGGCGTATTTTTGGCCTACGCCAGATGCGTCGTTATCGGCCACGATGACAATGTCTTGTGCTTGTCCGTGAATCTCGCGCAGGGTGCCGGTAACGGGCACTAGATTACTGGCGCTGTAGGCCACAATCACCGGCCTGCCGCTTACTTCGTGGATGGTGGCGGCGGTGGCGAAGCCCTCTGCCACGTACAACACGCCCGGCACATCCATTGTGCCAATCATTCCAAACTTACCGCTTACACTCCCGCCAGGGTGATAGAGCTTTCCGCCCTCGGCATCGATGTATTGCAGGCTGGCAAGCACGCCATCCGAGTCAAAGAGCGGCACCATAAGTCGACCGTCGCCCGTAATCTTTGCGCCGTGAGGCTGAATGCCCTTGCGCTTCAGGTACGGATGCTCAGGACTGGCGGATGCACCCTCTGACCATATCTTATCTACAATGCTGGCGGCTGCTTCGTTTTGTTTCTTGCGCTCTAGGTCACGGGCGGCTTTGGCTGCGGCGACACGTGCAATATGGGCCATCTCATCGGCCACGGTATATGGTCGATTTATGGTCGCTTTTATGGTTTGTTCTATGCCTTGCCGCCAATCGCCCCAGATCATGGTGCAGATGCCGTCAGCATGGCCCACGTACCAGCCAGAGCGGTCGTGTTTCTTGGGGTCAGGCCGAAACCGGCGCAACTGACCGTCAAGAATAATTTCGTCCGGGGGCTGTACCCCGGCGCTTAACATTGCCTCACGAAACTGATCTTCCGGGGGCGCGACTCTTTGCTCGGTCGCTGGTGGTGCCCACGGCCCTCCCAAAATCTTCGTCAGGTCAGCCATTCCGCACCCCGGCGCTCAAGTAATCGGACAATGCCTTTACCACTCTATGCGTCGGGTTTGCTTCAGGGTCATTCAGAATGCTGCGGATCGTATTTGGGTGGATGGCCGTAGCCCTTGCCACCACCGATATCTTCCGATCCTGCAAGGCTGCGCGGATATCTTCAAGCGACATGTTTTTTATCCTTATTTGTTAAAAAAGTTTCATTGCGTTGTTGCAATCTAGCAGAAGTATTGCTAAAGTACAACCACTGCACGAACGGAATGTCCGACGGTGCAGACAGACAGGAGATTACAAAGTGGCAATCAATCTTAAACGTAGCAGCGCGTTAGCTACTGATGGTGTGAAGTTGCTTGTCTATGGGCAAGCAGGCGCGGGCAAGACCTCGCTCATTAAAACACTTCCAAACCCGGTGGTGTTGTCGGCTGAGGGCGGCTTGTTGTCAATCGCTGATGCCGACTTGCCATACATTGAGATCGGCTCAATGGACGATCTGCGCGAAGCTTATGTGTGGCTGCGTGATAGCGCCGAGGCAAAGGCGTTTAAATCAGTGGCGCTAGATAGCATCAGCGAAGTTGCCGAGGTTGTGCTGAACGCTGAGAAGAAAGCCACTAAGGACGGGCGCGCGGCTTACGGTGAGATGAATTCCACCATGACCGAGCTAATCCGCTCATTCCGCGACCTGCCCGGCCTGCATGTGTATATGTCTGCCAAGTTGGAGAAGCTTCAGGATGAGATGGGCAAAGTGATGTATGGCCCTTCCATGCCCGGCAAGACGCTATCTCAAAGCCTGCCTTACTTCTTTGACGAAGTTTTGGCCCTTCGCGTGGAGAAGGATTCCGAAGGCCAGAGCCAGCGTGCGCTTATGTGTGACGGGGACGGCGCGTGGCTGGCAAAAGATCGCTCCGGCAAGCTGGCGGCTTGGGAAGCTCCTGACTTGGGAGAGATCATTAGCAAGATTGGTGGGCAGAAATGAGCAAGCACACTCCGGGGCTGTGGCATCTATCAGTCAACAAAAGCTGGAAGACCAACCCGTTCTCTATCGTTGTGCGCAAGGACGGCGTGCACAGAACCACGATAGCAAACCTGCCCGCCCGTAAAACGATCGGCCCCGAGGAGCGCGAAGCTACTGCCCGCCTGCTAACCGCAGCGCCTGATCTGCTGGAGGCATTAAGGTCAATCACAGATGCGGCAGATGAAAAGCGCGTGACAGCAAAGCACTATGAAATTGCCCGCGCCGCCATTGCCAAAGCAACAGGAGAAACAAAATGAGCAATAACGAATCCCTGCGCGATGCTTTCGCAGCGATGGCAATGAAGCATTTCCTCGCCAACACAACAGATCGAGATGCAGTTAATGCAAGCATGGAGTGGGAAGAAATAGTGGCTGTGCAAGCTTATATGATGGCTGACGCGATGATGGCCGAAAGGGGCAACAAGTGAGTCCGGAAAAATTATTCGAATTGTCTGAATCTTGGCTTGAAGCTAAAGAAGCAGAACGTATGGCTGTGGAAGCCCGGCGAGCGGTAGAAGATCAATTGATTTCTGGATTAAACATCGTCGAGCAAATGGAAGGAACCTTTAACGCCAAAACGCTTACAGGCCATCAAATCAAGATCACCGGGCGGCTTACTCGCAAGGTCGATTCAGACAAGGTGCAAGAGCTTGCTGCCGAGCATGGCCTCACCGAACACCTGTCGAGCCTGTTCCGCTGGAAACCTGAAATCAACCTCACGGCGTGGAAGGCCACCGCGCCAGAGATCACGGTGTTACTGGCCGATGCAATTACCGTTTCCGTTTCACGCCCCTCGTTTTCAATCACCTTGGAGAAATAACATGGCATTTCTTGAACACGCAATAAGCCTCGACGATCTGCCCGAATCCACTGGCGACGGTGAATTTAAGCCGTTGCCTGAAGGATGGTATTCCGCAACCATTACCAAGACCGACATCAGGAGTTACAGCGACAACTCCGGGAAATATATGTCTGCACGGTTCGACATAACCGGCCCGACGCATCAAGGCCGTGTGGTGTTTTCAAACATCACGATCAAACACAACGATTCTGAAAAAGAGGAGAGAGGCCGCCGCTATCTTGGCGACTTGATGCGCGCTTGTGGTCTTAATCGTGTGACCGATACTGACCAATTTGTTGGCGGCAATCTGTCTATCAAGCTGGGTGTCACCGAGGCCCGGACAGACAAAAACACTGGCAAGACCTATGAAGCAGGTAACAGCGTCAAGGCGTTCAAACCCTCCGGCGATGCCATGCCAAGCGGTAGCGCGATCCCCTCGTTTTCAAAACCTGCCGCTGCTGCACCGAAGGCCGAAGGTGCTGCGCCTCCTTGGGCTAAGAAGTAACTAGGCAATCACGCGGGCGAAAGCCCGCTACAGGAGATTATAAAAATGGATTATGAATCTTTTGTCGCCAGCAAAAGACGCGCAGAAGTAGCCACGGGGCACAAGCCCGGCGCTTTAAACGAACATCTTTTTGACTTTCAGCATGCCATCGTTTCCTGGTCTGTGCGTCGTGGTCGATCCGCCATCTTTGCTGATACGGGGCTTGGAAAAACACTCATGCAGCTGTCATGGGCCGATGAAGTGGCCACTCACACCGGAGGCATGGTGTTGATTCTTGCTCCGCTTGCTGTATCTGAGCAAACCATCGAGCAAGGCGCGACTTTTGGCATCGAAGTTAAGAGAGTGCCTCATGGCTTAACGCCTAATGCTCCAGGCGTGTGGATTACCAATTACGAGCGCATGGATTCGATTATTTTCACCGATCTGCATGGCCTTGTGCTGGATGAATCCAGCATCCTTAAAGCCCATGACGGCAAGACGCGCCAACGCATTATTGACGCGGCTCAAGGCATACCGTATCGACTTAGTTGTACCGCCACACCAAGCCCGAATGACTTTGAGGAACTTGGCAATCAATGCGAGTTTCTTGGAGTCATGTCCCGCACCGAGATGCTTGCAACGTACTTCGTGAATGACACTGGCGATACCGGCACATGGCGGCTTAAAGGATGGGGTGCGTCAAAATTCTGGGAATGGATGGGCACATGGGCTGTCGTGCTTCGAAACCCGTCAGATATTGGCTTTGATGGCTCTCGCTACATCCTTCCTCAACCTGAGTACATCGAGCACGTCGTTGATACTGATGCGATTGGCAACGATCTGTTTTCTCGACCTGCTATGGGCCTTGCAGAGCGTCGCAAAGCGCAACGAGACAGCATCGAGGCCCGCTGTCATGCGTTAGCGGAAGTGGTTAATGCAGACACATCCGAGCCGTGGTTGATCTGGTGTCACTTGAATGACGAGGCCGAGCTGCTGCAAAGCCTGATTCCTGGCTCAATCAATGTGCAAGGCTCAGACAAGGCCGAATACAAAGCCGAGCAGATGATGGCTTTCAGCCATGGCTCTTTGCGCGTGCTCATCAGCAAGCCGAAAATTTGCGGATTCGGCATGAATTGGCAGCACTGCGCGCGCATGGCATTTGTTGGACTAGATGACTCGTTCGAGAAGTTTTATCAAGCCGTGCGGCGCTGCTATCGCTTTGGACAAAAACGCAGCGTGAAAGTGCATTTATTTACTGCCGAAAATGAAGGCCAAATTCTCGCCAATCTCAAACGAAAAGAAATCCAGCATCACGAAATGAGCGAAAACATGATCGAACACATGAAAGACATCATGAACCAAGAGCTTGCAGGCCAGCAAAACATCGTTGATGAATACCGCGAAGACACCATGACCGGAGATGGTTATACGGTGCATCTTGGAGATTGCGTCAAATGGGCGCGCCGTATGGAAGACAACAGCATCGATTACTCGGTGTTTTCTCCACCGTTTGCCGATCTGTTTGTGTATTCAAACAGCGATCACGACATGGGCAATTGCAAGGATGATGAAGAGTTTGCCGCTCAACTCAAATTCCTGATTGCCGAACTGTTTCGCGTCATTAAGCCTGGCCGCAATGTGTCGTTTCACTGCATGAATTTGCCGACCACGAAGATGCGCCAAGGATTTATCGGACTGCGTGATTTTCGCGGCACGCTGATTCGCGCTTTTCAAGACGCTGGATTCATTTACCACTCAGAAGTCTGCATCTGGAAGGACCCAGTCGTTGCCATGCAACGCACCAAGGCGCTCGGGCTGCTGCACAAGACTATCCGAGAAAATGCCACCATGTCTCGTATGGGCCTGCCTGATTACGTTGTGACGATGCGCAAGCCTGGTGAATGCGAAGAACGTGTAATTCATGGCGATGATCTGCCAGTGCTGATGTGGCAAAAGTACGCTAGCCCTATTTGGGATGACATCAACCAATCGCGCACGCTTAACAAACTGCCAGCGCGCGATGAAAACGACGAAAAGCATATGTGCCCGCTGCAACTCGATGTGATCGAGCGGTGCATCCATCTTTGGACCAATAAAGGCGACTTGGTGTTTTCGCCATTTACAGGCATCGGGTCTGAAGGTTACACCGCAATCAAGATGGAACGTCGTTTTGTAGGCACTGAGCTAAAGCCTCAATACTGGGAGCTTGCTTGCCAAAACATCGCTGATGCAAAACTCGAACAAGTTGATCTTTTTGCGTAAAAAAATGCCCCGGCCAAACGGCTGGGGCGAAGCCACGTTATCAACAGATACAGGAGATTACTTTGTCACAATACACCATCGCGGAG